TGAGATCGGAACCGCTCCCACTGCTGGCACCCGCCACAGCGCGAAGCGGTCAATGCCTACTGGGATCCAGAAGCTGGGCTTTCCGTCACTGCGATCCGCCGGCCAGCGCCTTCTCAAATGTCCAATATCGGACATTGAGCTTTTCTTGAGTTCCAGCCCGCCGACGCTGATCCGAATGGGGAACAGAATCCCAGATGGGACTCTGTATAGCACCTGCCCGGAGACCGTTCCTCCAGGAACCAGCTTGCTGTCTACAATCCTTCCGGTGAAAGCGTTCCACGCCCGGATGGCGTCGTTAATCTCTTGATCGACAGACTCCTGGTCGTAGAACTCGGAGTTCTCGTCAAGCCGCCGTAGGGCCAGCGCTCTGAGGTCCGCAAGGGTGTAGACAGGCATCGAAGCATCTTATCGGCCGTAGCGTCTTGCTTTCGAGCGGGCTTTCTTTCGGCGCGCAGCGATCCTCCGCATGTTCTCAGCGAAGATCGCCCGCTTGCGCCAAATGCCTCCGCGCGCCTTTGCGCGTGCAATCTTGGCAGGAGTTGCTCTGCCGAACGCTCCCAGGGTGCCCTTGCGCCGCATGCGCTCAGTGGCTTCCTGGATCCACCGCCTTGGCCGCTTCCTACCTTTTGCGCGTGATTTCGACATACACGATACCAGCTCCCGGGAACTGGTCGTACGTATTTGATACGACAGCCCTTGAGGCGTCCTTCAGCCACGTTCTTGACGTGATGGCCCATTCGTTGATTCGGAACGGGACATCAATGCGATTGTTCTTCGAGATACTGTCCTCAAAGCAGCGATTCTTGTCGTCCATCAGCCCTCCCTATGCAAAGTCCCAGAACACCTGCGCCGGGTCATGCCGCACCCAGAAGTCGGCATTGCCACCCATCAGCGACTCGATGTTCGCATACATGTTTCTAACCGTCTTCAGGACCCTGGCATCATCAGCCTCAATGGCAGCCCGCAACAGTTGCGAGTACTTCGCTTCGTAGACGTCCGCAAGGCGCGGATTGTGCCATGGGTCAGACTCGTCCACTCGAACCCGCAACGCATCCGCAATCGCTCCATTGATGAAGATCTGCGGATCCACAAACGGCGGCGGCCGGTCATTGTCACGCACCAGCTCCGGCCAGCGGTTTGATATCAAGAACACCAGCTCACGCGCCGTGCTCTGTTCCGGCCACAGCTCGTAGAGCATGGCGCCGTTCTCATTCGGAGCCAGATCAATCAGCTCCAGAGGCGCCCCAACGCCCGTAGACGATCGCTGCGGATCGCGCCAGTTCATCTCAGCCTGCGAGACGTGGAGCCGCACGCGAGACGGAACTCTGGGATCTAGGCCGGTGTGTATGAACCTCAGGTTCGGGCCAAACGAGATGTACATCTTGACGATGCGGTACTTGGCCCCCACCACGCTGTCGCCCCACCATGGCTCATTCAGTTCCAGCTCGGTAGGAGTCCTCACGGCTCGAACTGTGTAGACCGGGTGGTTCAGGTTGATCCGGAACTGCCTGCCGACCAGCGAGGACTGCCGTACAGGAGCTGTAGCGGAATGGGGCTTCTGGATGCCCTTGAGCCAGACCGTAGACTCACCAATTTCAACCACTGGGACGATCTCTTCTGACGCGCCAGCATCGATCATCAGAACCGACTCGTGGTTGATGCCAGCAAGAGACGCTAGCTTCGCCTCCACGTAGCCGACTTCATCGATGGGTGAGGCTAAGGAGGTATTGACCTGATCGCTCACCGGCCAGGAGGTTCCTGAGCCGGTTACGACTTTAGATCCTTTGGTGAGAGAAACCGTCCCAGAAGTGACCGCATCGGGGATGCGTACGATACGTACCTCAAGCAGGTCAGCCCAAATGGGCCTCGCATCGACGAATGCCGATATGCGGTGATTGATAAATCGGGAAACCAGGACAGGAGAGACCCTCGGCCTGACGGCCAAGACATGGCCCACCATGGTCGAGAGGGTCTCCGTCCACGCGGGCATCGCATCGGCCTCGCCTTAGGACGGCTACGACGCCGGAGTGCTGATTACGAAGTAGACAATGCGGATCGTGACGCTTCCAGCCGTTCCGGCATTCACGTTGCCGCCCGTGGTAGTAAACGTGGCGATCACGCCAACATCAGCTTCCGTAGTCGATTTGAACAGAGAAGTTTCCTGAATGTTCGTGTTGCTGACCGTGGCAGTGAGATCATAGGCGGAAGTGAATGCAGTGGCAGCACCGCTCTTGCCAATGCTGACAGTCGCCGCAGTCCAGCCGGTGCCAGCAAAGGCGGTGCTCGTCTTCACGTTCACGCCCATGATCTTGCCACGAGACGGCAGCGTGAACAGCGGGATCGCCTGGCTGGTAGCAGCGGCCGTCAGATCCTTGTAGGTGATCGTGAACTCAATGCACCGCAGCCCAGCTCCAAAATCAAGCGCAAGATTTCTCGAAGTCATACCGTTTCTCCTAGCTCAAGTTCGCCATGGCCTTCCAAGTGCCAGGATCGCCGCCGACCGTGCACACCCAGCCCATGGGGCTCCCAGCCGAGGGATTCGAATTGAGGACGATGTCCCCTTTCGAGAACGTGATGCCCACTGGCGAGGAAGGCGCAGCCGTTCCACGGAGCACCTTCACTTCTCCGAGCGTCTCAATAACAGGCAGAAGAGCCATGAGCCACCCTCCTCAGAACAGCGTCGAAAGCACTTTCGCGTTGACGCGCGGGTTAGTGCAGAGCAGGGCATTCGCCACGAGCACCTGGCCGGCGTAGTCGATCGACTTGACCATCTCTTTGAACCCAGTGAACCCGAAGCGGAACCGCTCATTGACCGGGAAGTACCACTTGAAGCTCGCTGAGTTGATCAGATAGGTAACGCCGTTCGTTCCCGTGGGAATCAACGGATCGAACACGACGTCGGCGAGGTTGAACTTGAAGCTCTGGAAGCCTGCCACCGCCGTGCTGTCCGTCGGAGCGTACCGCTGGAAGGGCTGTAGCGCCTGCCAGATCAGGTTCCACCCGTTGCGCGAGGTGACCACCAGATCCGGATGCTCAGTGCCGCTGAGCGAAGCCATCGTATAGGCTTTGTTCAGCGCTGGGAGGGAGAAATCCGCACCCAGGTTGAGCGTGTAGGCGTTCAGCCCACCAACAGTTCCCGGAGCCACCAAGTCAGCTCGCGTCTGCCCGCCGACGACGGCGTACGTGTTTCCGTCATCAATCCACTGAGGAAGGCCAGTCACAGCTACGGGATTGGCAAGGTTGTCCGAGTACAGGTCGGTCGTGAGCACCTCCGGAATTCGCTGCGCTGCATTCGCCATCTTGGTTTCGATCTGACTGAACACAGACTCAGGGCCAGTGTTTGCGATCTGATCGAAGCCGAAGATCGAGATGTTGCAGACGTACAGCTTCATGGTGTCCACGATCGCCGCCTCGGTCACCACATAGGAGATGTCAAACTCCTCTCCCTTGCCAACCGCCTTCGCCCAAAGCTTACCAACAATCGCCGGTTCCTGAATGAGGATTCCGCCGGTGTACCGCTCAACGTTGCGGTCGTGGAATCTTCGGAAGAGCGGCGACGGCTGGTACAGCAGATCATGCAGTTCAGGAACTAGCATGTTCTGCGTGAAGGCGTTGATGTCAGCAACTTGTAACGCCATACATGTCTCCTAACAGATTGTCGTCTGTCAACCACCCCACAGCCAAAGCCAGGGGTTTGCACCTGGCCCACTTTCGCAGGCTGGCACAATAGGCCGGTTGACGGCGGCCCGCCAGCGGCAGGCATGCCACCACTGGCACAGTACTTCTATTGGACAGGCCCTGTCAGCTTGCCCTGCCGAAGCAGTTGAGCCGCCAGCGCTGCCCGAACCCCGTCGCCCAGTTTCGAGCCTTCCGGAGGCTTCACAGTCCCGTCAGGCTTGACAGCGCTCTTGAGCGCCTCAGCAACTGCCGGACTGTAGGCCGTCCCAGGTCCGACCTGGTCTGCGGGGATTCCTGTCTCCCCCATTGAGGCGAGGCGCTTGCCTTCCTCAATGCCCTTCCTCTTGGCTTCCTCAATCTCCCTCTGGATTCGCTCCTGCTCTTCAGCTCTGCGCTTGGCTTCGATCTCCTGCCGCATCGGCCTGACGTATGCCTCATAGGCCGCCATCGGGTCGGAGACCATGTTTTGCTTTCGGGCGAATTCCAGGTAATCCTCGAAGTTGAGCGGCTTGCCAAATTCCGCCAGGTGCGCCGCAGGCAACCCGGCCGTCTTCGTGTAGAAGAACTCGAACGCATTCGTAACGCGCCCCAAATCGTCCCGCGTCACCGCCTGCTTGGCCCGCTGCTCAATCTCCGCGATCTGCTCGCGAGTAACGAAACCCCTCTTTTGAAGGTTCTCCAAAATTTCGTCAAACGTCATATCTGACCCTGCCTCCACGAGCTGTCTCAACCGTGCCAGCTCAGCTTCCTGCTCCTCGATCTTCTGCCTGGCCTCAATGACAGGCTTGAAGTTTTTCTTCTCGTCGTCCCAAATCCCTCCAGTTCTCGTCCCGTCAGGATTCTGACGGCCCCAGAGGTACTCCTCCCACGCCTGGACAGTCTCCTCAGAGCGCCGCAGGTCCTCTTCGAGAGATGCCAGGTACTGTTTCACATCGTCCTTTTCAAGGTACTGGCGGCCTTCGTCGCCAACTCTCTTGATGATTTCGTCAAAGACTCCCATCGAACCTCCTCAAGCTATCGGGGTGGACGCGCAGGCAGCGCTTCCGCCGGGTTTTCAGGCGCTTGCCCTATTCCTCTCGGCCCCTCCACAGGCTGCGCTCCAGGGCCAGAAGCCACCCGCTTCTCCATCTTGTCGATCTGCGACTGGATTGCCTTGCCAGCATTCGCAATGGGAACCAGCAATGGCTGCGCAGACGGCAAGACGTTTTGGAGCAGGTCCATCATCTCTGACGCCCAGCGCTCCAGCTCAGAAAGCTTCTGGCGCAGGAGCTGTACAGGGTTCTGACCTAAGACAGCAGTTGGAGAAGAAGATTGGGCGGAGGGCCCTGCGCCTTGCGGAACAGAGCCCTCCGCCAGCCCGAGGAGTAGGGACTGAGGGGAAACCTGTTGGGCCTGAATGTCTCTCGGAAGCGGTGGCAATGAGGGGTCTCTTGCCATCAGCTACCCTTTGCGCTTGAGCGGCGACCGCACCGAAACGGCCACCTCTTTGTCCTTGTAGAACGCCTTCGCCGGCGTCCAATTGACAGGGGCAGAATCTCCCAAGGCGAGGATCTGCCCCGTAGACCGCTGCGCAGGCGGATCAACGAGGCTTCCGAACTGGTTCACAGGAACCTTATCGCCTAGGCCCAAAATCTGCCCTTGTGACTTCTCCTTGTTGATCGCTTGCTCCGGCGTTCCCGACACCGGAACGTTATCACCCAATCGATAGATCATTCCCTCTCTCCTTCCAAGGGCGGGCGGGCCCGGCAAAGACGCCTGCCCGCCCTCATCTCAGAGCCGCTACACGCGCTTCTTCGAACGCTTCGCAGCCCGCTTACGCCCGCGACGAGCCATGCTTCCTCCTTTCTCCGACGATGATCCGTCGTTACTCGGATTTGAAGGGCGTCTCTGCGGAGCCCGCCCATCGCTCGCATCATGCCATCAAATGGCGAAGTTGTCAAGAACTATCTGAGATTGAGATTCAAACTCCGCCTGTTCTCTGGCCGCGAGATAGGCGTGGAGTGCGAGCAGTCTTTGCGGGACCAAGTCCAGTAGCGCGCTCTTCGGCGATCTCCTGCTCGATCTTTTCAATATCTCCGATGTCAAGCCTGCGGAGCAATTCCTTGCGCGAGATTGCCCCCATGCCGAAGAGCTGGATCGCGATTAGCTTGCCGCGATCTGAGGTTCCACCAAGCAAGGAGCCAGGAGCAATATTGAAGGAGAAGTTGCGGTAATGCTGCTCACGCGGCTCGCTCCATGGAGCCATCTGGTTAGGGTTGTAGTCGAAGTCCTGGAGGGTCAGTCCGTCCGGCCCCAGAATCTTCATCCGCTGCTCCTTGTTGAAGAACTGGAACACGTTAGGGACGGCAAGCTCTCCAGCATCGCGCAGGAAGGCCTCGATAAAACGGGAATCGAGCCGGAAGGAATGCTGCATCGAAGACCGCATTGCTTCGATCGTATCCCCTCCGGGGGCTTGCTTCTTGCCTCTGAGCTCGTAGGGGTCGAATGATCCTGCTTGCCGGTCAAGCGTGGGGATCAGGTAGGAGGAGAGGAAGGCAAAGATGTAGCCAGGAAGCATTGGCGGATCTAGGAAGCGAACGTCGCGCGCCGGATCTCCCGTAGGGCTAAGCTGAAGCTCTGATCCTGGCAGGTCCGGGTAGAACATACGCCAGGCCTCTTCGGTCATTGCGCCCATGCGCCCAATGCGCGCCGGGTTGATCGCGCGCTTGATCGCATCGGACGTACCTGCTCCAATTTCATTGATCGCCTCCACAATGGGGATGAGGTCTCTGTACTTGCTGAGACCATAGAAGGAGAACACGACCGGGTCCAGCACCAGCGCAGCGTACGGGTAGAGACCATGCCAGTATGGAGAGGTGCTGTCGTAGAGGATCTCGTCTCCAGCAAAGATGATCAGCCGCTTGCGTGGGAACAGCGGCTGGCCAGGATCGACCGTGTACCAGTAGTTGTACGAATCCTTGGATTTGTCATGGTCCACTACCTCAAAGGGGTAGGGGCTCTCGTTGATAGACGGATCGTCAATGTAGAACTCCTCCAGACGCACCTTGCTGAACTGCGTAGTGCCGAAGGATGAGAACGCTTTTGCCAGGAGGCGCTTGGTGGGCTCCGGGTAGGTCATCCAGACAGTGTCTGGAATTTGCGGAGGCCTGGACACCTTGGCTCCAGGCTCCTCTGGCGATTCCAGGGACGCATGCTTGCGGATTGCGTCTACCTTGTGCGGCCATTTCTTGATGAAGTACAGGAGCGGCTTCTCTGCGGTGTAGACGACTGCCGAGGCTTCCTGGATGTCCTGCTTGGCATCGAGCGGAATCACTGAATCGATGCCAAGACTGCTGACAATGAGCTGGCCTGGATACGCTGCTCCGATGCGCCAGAATCCTACCCCTCCGAGCATGGCGTGATCGACCACCTCGATCAGCCTCAGCTCCATGTTCAGGCGCATCCACTCGGACAGGATGACGTTGCGAACGATCTTGGCCTGCTCTTCAAAGGGCGTGCGCCCAGTGACCTCAATCGTGGGCCTGACGTCAGTGAGCAGCGCCAGCGTCTCCCGGCGCACAATCCTCAAGCGGTTGTCGTAGAACCGCGAGCGGTAGCGCGGGCGCTTCTCGCTCCAGTGCTGTCCCAGCAAGTACTTGAGGTACTTGGGGATGTTCTCATATTCCGGACTCTGCTTCAAAGTCTCAGTGGCGCGGCGGCGAACGGTCTCACGCCACTCCAGCATCTTGGACTTGTAACCGTCAGTGATGTCTAGCGTCCCTGATCTCTCGCGCACCAGTGGCGCTCTGGGAGCCTGCTCAGCTACGGTGGGCATCCTGAACCTCCTTGAGAAGCTTCTGACCCGTCTCTGATCCTGCGGGCACTCGTTCCACAGCCACCGGCTCAGACGGCTGGCGGCGCGCTACAGGGAGCTTTTCGCCACGGTAGATGGCCTCACGGATCTCACGCTCCTCAGCAGCAGTAATCGGGATAATCCGCCGGCCATCCTCGCTGATTGTGGCATGAGCTGGAAGCTCCCATGGATCAGCCAGCCCCTCCTCTTTGATGTACCGGCGCTGATCCTGCCACGTTTCGATCCATACCCTCTCTGGCTTGTCTACGTTGCGAGTCTTCCACACCCAGTGCCCTCCGGAGGAGCGCTTCTCGCGCTCCTCTCGGGTGAGGTAGCGGCGAGAGATCTGTCCGGTAAAGACCACTCCAGGGGCTACACCTCTGAGGCGCGAGCCGCATACCGAGCACAGCGGCCAGGGGGAATCGTAGCCAACTTCAATCTCGACTCGATTCCAGCGCTCCGAGCATTCAGGGTTTAGGCACTCGAAGTTCATTTCCTGGAGACCAACTCTAGGATATCAGTGTAGTAGATATCTTTCTTCCCAAGTGCTTGGGTGAGCTGCCTCCAGGCGCTCTCAGGGAACCGGATGCGCTTCGGCTCCTGAGTTGTGAAGAACAGGTGCCCCTGGTCCATCATGAAGTCCATCGCCTCTTGGATCACCTGGTCCACAGTAGTGCCACGCGTTCGGGCGATATCCTGAATTGCTGGCAGCCACGCAGGGTCCACCTTCCAGGTAGCTATGTAGGCGCTCCCACTCCTCGAAGCAGCGGCTTCGACCAGCTCAACGATCTTGTCTTCGCTGTCGGCGATGCGCAGGATGCGCTCTGTGGCCTCAGGGCTGATCAGCATCGCGCCAGCCGCTAGGTTCTCGACGATGCGCTCGACAACGTCCTCAATCGACACATCCCCTTCAACCATCAGGGATTCCAGGAGCTTGCGCTCCTCCTCACGGAGGGATAACTCCAGGAAGTAGATCTTCTCTTCAGAGTTCCTCATATGATCTTCCTCTCTCTTCGCTCTGACCCTGGAAGTCCCATTCTATCGAGTGGGAGACCATGGCCTCGCTAATTTTTCGTTTCGCCCGCACCTGGACGCGCGAGCACCTCGGGCACTTGATGATGGCGTGCGAGACGGGATTGAACGTAGCGCTCTCCCAGGAGAAGCCGCACGCTGAGCATGTGAGCACCCACTGTGGAGACTCAATCAACCCTCCGGAAATGGAAGCGGGCTGCTGAATGCGCCCGAACCCGGCGTGCACGTCAGTCTCGCGGGAGGCGTAGAGCGCAATCATCGCAGCAAACAGCGTATCGTCGTGGAATCCCCGCCCAGCCTCAACGCGCGTTGAATCCTCTTCCTTTTGGAAGGTTTCCATCTCGGAGTAGAACGTCTGGTCCCGAACGACCCACAGGCCTCCCTTCAAATACTTTACAGCGGTTTGCCACAGCGCGGGGCGCGTTTTCTGGTTCGTCACCCAGTGAAACTTGTTCGATTCCGGGCGGCCCACGTTGTCGTGGTGCTTCCAGCGGTACAGGTTCGGATACTGGTAGAAGTTCTTGAGGTTGTCCCCGACGGTGGTGACGGTATTGTATTCGACGGTCACCAGAGCATTATTGTACAACCTCCCGAGGGCGTTGACTACAGTGGCGAACTCGAACGGCGAAATCGTGTTCGACCGGTAGGTTGCCACATGGACGTCTGGGTTGGCGCCCTTGCCGATCCGGTTGACCCATGCTACCGAGTAGTCATGGGTTCCGCCGAGCCCCTCAGCGGGATCTGCTCCCAGCGAGTATTCGGCTCCGCGCTGCGGCCATTCCCAGATCTTGAGCGGGAACGAGATATCGTAGCGGTGATCCTCCTTGCACCAGCTCTGGCCACACCGGCCCGTTGCATGGTCTGCCACCCAGTGGATGTGCCCGTCGGCGTCCAGATTGCCTCTAGCGATCGGGTTGTTGTCGATCGTTGCCGCTACGGCTTCGAAGCACTCCGCCGGGAAGACCTGCGTTCCTGAAAGCTGGAACGCCTCTTCGGGTGTCGAAGCCAGCTCCTGGCGCAGCTCCTTGAGGGCATCTTCGCCGCGCTGCGACTTGTTGATGCGCTGGTGCCAGATGAAGCAGAGCTGCTCGTCGGTGAGCACCAGCGGCTGAAGGGTTCCTGCGGAGCACCTTGGGCAAGTGATTCCCACTATGCTCCGCCCGTTTCGGACCGATTCAAAGTACTGCAAGCACTCTTGGTTTGTGCAGCGCGTCCAATCGCGCTTGACGCGCTCTCGCA